GTTACAGTTGTTGAACCATCAGTACCTAAACCACTAACAGTTTCTCCTACTGTAAAATTGCCTGTGGCACCTGTTACGATTAATTGAGTTGGCAAAGTTAATGTAGGTGGCGAAGGACTATCTTCATAATCTTTACCATATTCTACTATTTTTAATTTTAATACTCTGCCTATTTCTGAACCGTAAGGATGTAATGTACAACCACTACCACTATTACTTGTAAGAGTTGTTGTAGGTAATGTGCTCATACCGAATCCTGCATTTATAATTCTTACATCTGTAACATCATTACTACCTGTTCCTGTTTCTTGAACAATTTTATTTCCTGTATAGTGGTCATTTTTTTGTGTGGCATCCTCTAAGACAATATGGTCAAAAGTTTCCATACCATATTCTGTAACACTTCCTGTTTCAGGTGCAATACCACCATTTACTACTGATACTTTTGCCGAACAAGCACCACCTGTATCATGTGTAAAGTTTACAACATCACCTATTGCATAACCACTACCACCATTTCCTACAAATATATCTGTTAAACTTCCTAATCCTACTTCACTAATTTGAATACTACAACCAACACCACCTGCACTTATAGAAACAGAATCATCTGTAGAATAGTTTGCACCATCATTTGTAACAGTTAATACTGATGGTATTGATGTAATAGTTAGTTTAATAAAAATAGCGTCTAAATCTGTTTTTGTTCCTCTAATTGTTTCGTTTGCAACAAAAGTACCTTTTAATGTATCTTCATTTAAAACAAATTCCGTTGTAACAACACCAGCAATATTAAATGTATTTACAGTCTCTACAATTGCTGTAGCACCTGATGTAACACCCGTAATTGTTCTACCAATTAAATCTGTAGGTTCTCCAACACTAGATATTGCTCTTAATATTTTTTTACTATCAAACTTTCCGTCTGATATTCTAAGCATGTTTTCTTTAGGATAAATTGTTTCAGCATTTTCGTTGAATAACATTTTAAAAAATACTGAATTTGCTTTTGCTGTTCCTTTTGCAAGATATAATGAACGAATATTTTTTATAATATTAGTTTTACTAACATTACTATCTAACTTTTCTGGCAGAGTTGCCATAAACTCTGTTCTCATTTTTGTTAAGAAATTGTTTATGACCTTATCTGGGTCTCTAAAGTTTGTTAGTTGTTGAATATTTTGAACAGGATTTGCTTCATAATTATCTAAAGTTGCTTTTGCACCTGATGTGCCACCTGTAATAGTTTCTCCGTCTATAAATTTATCTTGTCCTGAAATATATAAACATCCATTTAATAAATCTTCTACTAAAATAGTTGCTGTTGCATTTGAAGTTGTACCTGTTATTATTTCACCCACTTCAAATTTTCCGAATGATGATGTCTCTTGTAATACTTTATCACCATTACCTTCTGTTGTATTATTAGATGATATTCTGTTAGCGTCTAATAGTAATACATCGGATAATCCTGTTTCACTTTCTAATTGTATACCATCAGTTGATTCTACACTAGTAACAGAAAGTTTTGCACTTTCCATAAATGTATAATATTGTTTTACAAATTCTAAAAATCGTGGATGGTCATTTAAAACAAATTCAGGTGCCTGATGTTTTAATAAAGTTGATACTTTTTTTACAAATTTTGCCATTAGTAACTAGATGTTGTTGTATATGTTGTACCACCATCAGATGTGCCACTTGCAAAAGTATCACTCTCTACAGTTACACTTGAATTTGCAACATCTATTTCTAGTATTTGGTCTCTAACAGGTATTACATCATTAGACCTAGGCGTTACAGTTAGTTCAATAACAGTAGAGGCACTTCCTCTAATGTTAGATATTGAAGCAATATTTAATGATGTCAAAGTAACCTGACCTGTGGTGTAATTAATTGTACCTTGTGTATTATTCTGATATGTTTTTACACCACTTACTAAATAATACATTCTAACATTGCCTTCACCATCTTCATTCAAAAACATTTCTTCATCACTACCTACAATTTTAAATCCTGTAGATGATAAAATACCACCTGCTGTAGCGTCATGACCAGAATGTGGATTAAATAATGCATTTCTAAAGAAAATATTATATGTAACAGCACTACTCAATGTAGGTGTAAAATCTTTTCTTATTTTTACAGTTGTAATATTTGATAATATTGATGTATCAGTTTCATCTATATCTTGTACTAATTGTGAGTATCTAAATAAACCCTCAAATTTTTTCAAGTTTGATGTACTATGATTTGTTAATGTTGTTGTAACTAATGATTTTAAAGTATCAGCAGATTTTGTTGTAGCATTTTCATCAAATTTAACATTAGTAGTAATAAGTATAGATGTAGTTTCAGGTGTTACAATTTCAGGAGTTACACTTGCAAGATTAAATTTTTTCAAGTTATTTACAATATTTAGTTTTGCATTTTCTGTTAAAGTAGCACCTGATATAGGAACAATACCTATAAAAACTTTTCCGTATACAGGCGTTTCAGCATCCTCTCCTCCATATGCACTAATTGATAATGCATTGGGATAAAATCTTTTAGTTAAAGTTTCATAATCTTTAACTGTAACTGCTCTGTTTTGAGATTGAAATTGTAGAGGTGCATTAAATCTAATTGAGTTATTAGATTGTGCCAAAGAACCACCTTGTGAACTAGATACAGTTGAAATAGAAACATCTACAAATCCTCCTACAGTACCCTCTAAAGTAAATAATGAAGCACCATTACTTTCAGTCATGTTAGTTACAATATATTCTAGAATTACTATGTTGCCATCTTCAAGTGCTTTACCTAAAACACCATCACCAAAATAAACTTCAAATCTTCCATCATTTTCCTCTTGTAAGAAATATATTTTTGATGTTGAATCTAACTCAGTTAATGTATCTGATTTTGTGTATGTGCTTTGTGTTGTATCACTAGATGAATTTTGTACTATTACTTTTAATGTTGATGTATCTGCTTGTTCATCATTAATTATAAATTTTTGGTCTACATCTGATAAATCTACAGTATATTGAAATGATACAGCAGTTCCTTCATATAATGTTACATTAGAAAATTTATAAACACCATCAACAGGAGTAATTGTAATATCTTCATTAGTTATATAATTATAATTTAATTGACCTATGGATGTACCAAATGTTGTACCTTTTGCCATTGTGATTGACGCCGTGCCAGCAGGAACATTATTAACAGTTATATCAACAACCGCTTGTGGTGATACTACTGATGTAGGAGTGTATCCTAATTGTTTTGCTAATGCAACAACATTTTTACGAATGTCAGCACTATCTAAATATAATTCATTCGATAACATATTAGCATTATACGCCAAGTAATGTGTATTGTATGCTAATAAATCTAATAATACTGCCATACCTGAACCTTCAAAATCATAATCAGAATATTCTGCTTGATTCTGTAAAAATAATTTTAAGTTATTTCTTATCTGGTCGTAATCTAATTCTGATACATCTAGTCTTTTACTTGTTGATGTTGCCATATTATCTTAATCTCTCTAAAAATGTTTCTACCTCTATAGGTGTTTGTGTCCCTATAATAACAAATGATATTCTCACAGAATATGAATTAGCGTCCATTTGATTGTCTACAATTACTGATGTTAGTCTAATTCTTGGTTCATTAAAATTCAATAATTCTATTATTTTTTGTTTTATAAATTGAGTTGTAATCTCAGTCATGGGTTCAAATAATAAACCTCTAAGACCAGAACCCAAAGCAGGTCTAAAAAATCTTTCATAATGATTTGTGTTAATTAAATTTCTAACGCTTCTTTTTACTGCCTCAGCGTCTGTAAGTTTATTTACATCTTTAGTTACAGAATTTAACCCAAAATCTAGGTCTAAATCTCTATATTGGCGATTTACTCTTTTAGTAACATTGTTTTTTGTAGCGTCATAATTTGGCATAACGCTAACTATTTATACAGATTATGCTGTTCTTTTCCACATATAGACAACAATATATGGTTGAACAATTGTGTGAGCGTCTCCACTACCTGTAAAACTTGAATTAACAGCAGGACCATTACCTGTGCCAGCGTCTCTAACAAGTTCCATATTACCAGCTGCACCACCTGTTCCTGTGCCTGAATCGTTAGAACCTACTTGGTGTCTATGTGATGGTAATTGTGCCTCTGTAAGAGTGTGTGTTTTTGAACCACCTGTTTCTTCTGCTGTATCAAAATCTGTATCTGAAGAATCAATACCTATGAGAACACGACCTGCACCAAAACTTGACCATGTACCAAATCCTAATAGTGTGCCAGGATTTGTTGCATTACTACAATTCATATAAATTGAACCTACAGGATAAGCATTTGCAATTGTAGCAGTTACACCTGTTAATGTTGTAAATGAAACTTGACCCTCACCATTAGTTGATAAGACTTGACCACTATCGCCATCAGTTGAAGGCATAGCATAAGTACCATCACCACCTAAATGAGTAAAGTTAGCATCCATTTCTTCATGAGTTAATGCTGTTCCTTTTGTACTTCTTTTTGTTAATGCCATTATTCTAAATCTTCTTCTGTTAAAGTCGCTTGAGCTGCTACTGTATCACTAAAAAAACTTCCTACATATGCTGTAATTGTATTATCAATGGTGCCAGGATTATTTTCTAAATAACTATCATCTACATATTGAAACTTATCAAGTTCATCATCAAAAGTTATATCTGG